AATGGATATATCGTTGGACAGGTCGAAAGACCTACTGTTACTACTATTGGTGCATCAACAATGTTGATCGCTGATATAAGAGTTTCAACCTACTACACACAGACTAACTAAGGAGCGAAATGGCTACCACCGTCATCACAGGTCGGGATGTTACCTTCACAATTGGTGGTAACACATTCGACGCACAGGCTACAAGCGCAACATTGACTGGCGAAATGGATCGTCAGACTTATGAAACACTTGATGGCAAAGTTTATAAAGTTATCGATAATAACTTCACATTTGATATTGAAATGCTAGCCGACTGGGGCGCAACTGGATCTCTATGCGAGATTCTATGGGGCGTTGCTGAGTCAGCACCAAACACAGGAATTAGCACAGTAATGACAGCAGCTTCAGGTGCAACATTTACTTTCCAAGTATTACCATCATGGCCTTCAGCCGGTGGTGCAGCACCAGATGCACAAACTGTTGCATTATCATTCCAAGTAATTGGCGTGCCAGCAGAATCATTTAGTTAAGAAATAAAACGGGAGCAAAAAATGAAGTTACCAATTACAATTGAATATAACTCAGGCGAGCAAGCAACTTATATTGCCCAACCGCCTGAGTGGGCTAAATGGGAGAAATCAACTGGCCACACTATAAGCCAAGCCAAAGATAAACTTGGAATGTGGGATCTGATGTTTTTAGCATATAACGCACATAAGCGAGAAGCAGCAGGAAAGCCAGTAAAAGGATTTGAAGTATGGATGGAAACAGTTGCTGATGTAATAGTCGGTGATGCAGACCCAAAAGCCATCCAGCAGGAAGCCTAAACAGATTATTGGTTGAGTTGGCAATAGCCACACAAATTCCAATGAGTGAATGGGTTGACGCAGACGACATTTTGACAGCGATAGAAGTATTGGAGCAGAGGTATGGCAAGTGAAACAATCGCCTATAACAAAAAAGACCTACGCGACATTTACAAGGCTTTCAAACTTATGGATGACCAAGCAACAGAGGAAGCACGCCGTCAATCTGCTGCTTTGGCGTATTTTGCATCTGAGGAAATTAAAGCGTCAGCTAGAACTAGAACAAAAGCTGGCAAAGTTGCGCAAAGAGTCGCGGATGGCGTTAGCATCTCTAAATCAAGCAAGATCGGTGAATTCAGTTATGGATTCGCACGACAAAAATTTTCAGGTGGTGCTACTACACAAACCTTATGGGGTGGCATTGAGTTTGGTTCAAATAAATTCAAACAGTTTCCTGCATATTCTGGAAGGCAAGGTCGTGGATCTCGCGGATGGTTCATTTATCCAACCCTTCGCAGAATTCAGCCTGAATTGATTAACAAGTGGGAACAAAGTTTTAATCGAATTATTAAGGAATGGGTCTAATGGCTACCGGTAATCGCACATTAAAATTATCAATCCTTGCTGATGTTGATGATCTAAAAAAGAAATTAGGCGATGCTGATAAAGCCGTTGAAACTAATTCAAGCAAGATTTCAGAGTTTGGAAAGAAGGCTGCTGCTGCATTTGCCGTAGCTGCTGCTGCTGCCGTTGCTTATGGCACTAAATTAGCCATTGATGGGGTCAAAGCGGCGATAGAGGATGAGCAGGCACAGTTGAGGTTGGCTGCTGCATTAAGAACTGCCACAGGGGCCACAGAAGGCCAAATAAGGGCAACTGAGGACTTTATCCTTCAGACATCTTTAGCAACAGGCGTAGCCGATGATCAATTGCGTCCAGCCATGCAAAGATTGGCAGTATCTACAAAAGACACAGGCGAGGCTCAAAGATTATTAGCACTTGCTTTAGATATATCAAAAGGTCGTGGACTAGATCTTGAACAAGTAGCAAATGCTTTAGGTCGTGCTCAAGATGGTAATACTGCATCACTTGGCAGATTAGGATTAGGTTTATCAAAGACAGAGTTAGCCACATTAAGTTTCACAGAGATTCAGCAAAAATTATCTGATTTATATGGTGGCGCAGCAGCTACAAATGCTGAAACATTTCAAGGCAAAATTGATCGCTTAAAAGTAGGCTTTGATGAAGCAAAGGAAAGTTTAGGCCTAGCCTTATTACCAGCAGTTGAGCAATTTATTACATTCTTAAACGATACAGGCATTCCAACACTTAACGCATTTATTGCAGGATTAACTGGAGATGCAGGATTAAGCAAGTCATTAACTTCTACTCAAAAAAATGCTGAGTCATTTGGAAAAGCAATAAGCACAGTTGCAGGAATTATTCAAGGGTTCATTACATTTATCAGAGAAGCAATTGGCTTAGTTGTATCACTAGCAAATGAACTTATTAGAGTGGTTAATATAATTCCAGGTGTCAATATCGGATCATTGCCTAATCCAGCCCCATCAGCAAGAGTTCCTGGCGTTCCTAGTGGTGGATCAAACTTTACCTATGGCGCAGGAAACCCATCAGTAACTAATGTTTATGTTAATGCTATCGATGGAGAAGGCGCAGCAAGAGCTGTTGGAAAAGTAGTTAATCAAAGCGCAGCTCGAAGCGTGCCAGTATTTAGTGGAAATGGAATTAGACTAAATTGACAGCATGGGCTCCAGATTGGAAATTAACTGTCGGTGGGGTCGATTATACTGACATAGCAATTAGCGATATTCAACATCAGGCTGGTCGCGATGATATTTATACTCAGCCAAGCCCATCTTATATTCAAATAACTTTAGTTGCATTAAATGGTCAAACATTACCTTTTGATATAAATAATAGTTTGGATTTACAAGTCAAAGATAGTTCAAATACTTATGTTAGTTTATTTGGCGGGGATATTACTGATGTAACTGTTGAAGTGGCTCAAAGCGGTGCAGCTGGCACAGTTATTGCATACACAGTCATTGCTATGGGTTCACTTGCAAAAATAGCCAAAGAAATTTGGAACGACAACATTTCTCAAGATGAGGATGGCGATCAGATTTATGGCATTTTATCAACTGTTTTATTAGGCACTTGGAATGATGTGCCATCAGCTTCAACATGGGCAACTTATAACGCAACTGAAACTTGGGCTAATGCAGTTAATTTAGGATTAGGCGATATTGACCAACCTGGTCTTTACACAATGACTGCTCAATCAAATACAACTGACACAATTTACAATGTTGTTTCAGATATTGCCAATTCTGCATTTGGTTACATTTATGAGGATAATGCTGGCAACATAGGTTATGCCGATGCAGATCACAGGCAAAATTATTTACTTACAAATGGTTATGTTGAATTAGATGCCGGTCATGCTTTAGGGGCTGGCTTATCAACTGTTATGAGATCATCAGATGTTAGAAATGACATATATATCAATTATGGCAATAACTACAATTCACAGGTTACAGCTAGTGATGCAACATCAATTACTCTTTATGGCTACAAAGCCGAAACTATCAACTCTAGAGTTCAGGGGTCAGTAGATGCTCAGGCTATTGCTGATCGCTATATTGATCAAAGAGCCTACCCACAGCCAGCATTCCAGTCCATAACATTCCCAATCACCAACGCAGAAATTGATGACGCTGATCGTGATGATTTATTAGGTGTATTTATGGGAATGCCGGTTGATATTAGAAATCTACCTACTCAAATTTCAGGTGGCACATTTCAGGGATATGTCGAGGGCTGGCGTTGGAGTACGCGATTCAATGAGTTGTTTTTGACCATTAATGTTTCACCAGTCGCATTTAGCCAAGTGGCGATGCGTTGGAATACCACACCAATAACAGAGGCTTGGAACACAATAGACCCAACATTGACTTGGGAGTACGCTACAATAGTAGCCTGATAGGAAAAGGATAAAATGCCAACAACTACCAATTATGGCTGGACAACACCAGCAGACACCGATCTAGTTAAAGATGGTGCGAGTGCAATCCGCACACTTGGAACTGCAATTGATACAACTGTTTTTAATAACGCAGGTGCTGCAATTGCTAAAACTATTGTTGATGCTAAAGGCGATATTATTGCAGCCACAGCAGCCGACACAGTTGCAAGATTAGCGGTTGGAACTAACGATTATGTTTTAACAGCAGATTCATCAACAGCCACAGGATTAAAATGGGCTTTGCCTTCTGGCGGTGCAGGAAATATGGTTTTGATTACAAGCGGTTCTTTATCTGGCGCATCCGTAACAATATCAAGTTTAAGCGCATACACTGAATTATATTTACAAATTCAAGATACTAATAATAATACAGCAAATGGATATCCGTATTTAAGAATCAATAGTAATTCTGGAAGTAATTACGAGAGTATTGGTTACCGTTGGCAACCTAGTGCTTTTAGTCGTTATCAAGGAACAGACACCGCTTTTTATCTTGCCGCTGATTCAGTAACAAGAACAGATGGAACAAACCAATTTACAATTTTTTTATCAAATTGTAAAAATGCAGGTTTTACCAGAAGTGGAACTATTTCAGCATATCCTAGAGGTGGTGGCGGTGTTGGTATTGTAAATTTTAGAGGTGTTTATTCAGTAGCCGAAGCGGTTTCAAGTATTACTTTTGCAAATGATGGTGGAACTTGGTCTGCTGGAACTTATAAATTGTGGGGTGCATAAAATGTTTAGAATTGAACATGATGTAGCAACTGGTGAAATAAAAGAAATTGACTTGTCTGCTGCTGAAATTAAACAATTAGAAAAACAATATTCCGAAGCAAAAGCGAAAGATGATGCAGCAAAAGCCGAAGCCGATGCAAAGGCTGCCGAAAAACAAGCAATTGCAGATCGTCTTGGTTTAACCATTGATGAGCTTAAATTGTTACTTGGCTAATGAAGCCATTTTTATCTAAAGCTGCTGATACTTTACGCGACCAAATAAATGGAGCGTTTGTGGGTAGGAGCAGGAAAGCTGATGGGTGGATCGGCGATAATAAGCACGCATCTAGAAAATCCGATCACAACCCAAGATCTAACGGAGAAGTTTGCGCGATCGACATTGACGCTGGCTTATCTGACCAACAAGGGATTAGTTATGATTTGGCAGATCAGCTTCGACTCGCAGCAAAAAAAGATAAGCGTATATCTTACATAATCCACGCTGGTAAAATATGTTCAACAAAGTCGCTATGGCGTTGGGTTAAGTATCGGGGCATAAATCCACACCATAAGCACATCCATATTTCTTTCAAGCCAAATCAACCTGGTCATAACTTCGACATCCCACTACTGAAAGGTAACTAATGAAACTATCTAAAAAACACAAAGCAGCAATTAAGTCATATTTGAGAGCTGTGGCAGCTAGTGGAATTACAGTTGCCCTAGCAATAGTGGCTGACATTCATCCAGCCTATGCAACTCTACTTGGCGCTGTTGTTGCGCCTGTTGCCAAAGCATTAGATCCAAAGTCCGGGAGCGAAGTTGATTATGGTCTTAGCGAAAAATGACACCGAACGAATTAGTCGCATTTGGCGTTGGCGTTTGCAGTATCGCAGGCGCTTTATTACTGGCTCTACGATGGGTTATTAAAAGTTTTTTAAGCGAGCTAAAGCCCAATTCAGGCAGTTCAATGAAAGATCAAATTACTAGACTTGAACAGCGTGTTGATGAGTTATTTACTTTAATCAGTAAGCGATAATTTTGTTATGGCGAACACACGGAAACAATCTAAACGCAAAAAGGTTAATCGTCGTCGCGTTCGCCGTACTCCTGATCCTTTAACTAAGTTAGAGGTTTTCTATATTGCAAAACATGAGATATTTAAAGCTGCAAAAAAGGCTGGATTCTCCGAGTCTGTTGCGCTTTATCTAATGGATAATCCTGAATCAATGCCGGACTGGATTGTAGGCGATAAGGGAATCATCCCAGTTATTCCAACTCCAGATGAGGATGAAGATTAAGCGATACTTGGTCATTTCGGATTTACAAATCCCATACCACCACGAAGTAGCAGTCAAGAATGTAATTAAGTTAGCCAAGCGAGAGAGGTTTGATAGTGTCCTTTGCGTTGGCGATGAAATCGATTTTCAAACTATTAGCCGATGGGCTGAAAAAACACCTTTGGCTTATCAGCAGACCCTTGACGATGATCGCAAGGCAACTCAAGATATTCTTTGGGCTCTAACTGAGCATTCAAAAGAAGCTCACATAATTAGATCAAATCATACAGATAGACTTTATAACACACTCTTAAAAGTGCCGGGCTTGATTAGCTTGCCTGAGTTGCAATACGCCAAGTTTATGCAGTTCGATGATTTAGGCATAACCTTCCATAAACAATTTTACGAATTTGAAAAGGGCTGGATCTTGGCGCATGGCGATGAAGGCAACATGAATCCTAACGCTGGACAGACTGCCCTAAATCTTGCCAAAAAGGCCGGTAAGAGCGTCGTTTGTGGTCATACCCATAGGCTAGGTATGTCAGCCTACTCAGAGGGGCTCTACGGGGCTTATAGACCCCTTTACGGGCTAGAAGTGGGCAACCTTATGAACCGCGCCAAAGCATCCTATACAAAAGGCTTGGCTAATTGGCAAATGGGCATTACTGTACTTGAGTGGAATGGCAAAAATATGACCCCAACCATGATCCCAATAAACAAAGATGGCAGCTTTACTTATAATAGGAAGTCTTATGGGGCGTGAAACCGATTATCACGAACGCACGATTGATGACCATATCGATGATTTTGAGGATCTATTCGTTATCTAATCGTTATAAAACACGCCGTAAGTAACTAACTGAGTGTCCTTGCTTTAAGTCATACTTTCTGTATCAGGCAACCGCTTGATATTAGGGAGCGAACATGGAAGTTGTAGGTTACGGATTCATCATAGGCTGTTTGATTGGTCTAGGTTTATATTTTGTATATGAACATATAAAAGACGAAAGTTATCAGAATGGTTATTGGGCTGGTCGCACAGCTGGTTGGAAATCTTGCTTAGATCACCAAACTAAAGTGCAAAAGATGAAGTTAGAGCAGGTCTTTGATTATGACAAAAACTGAGGATCTGTTAAATGAAGTCATTGCTACGATCCAAGAGCGCGGAAGTGTCTATGGACATCCGTACTATAATCACAAAAGAATTGCTGGATTGTGGAGTGCATATCTTGATTTCCCAATCACACCACACCAAGCTGCTTTATGTATGGCGTTGGTCAAGGTTTCTAGGCTTACTGAAACTCCAGATCATTACGACTCAGTTAAAGACTTTATCGCCTA